TCAACAGAAATCCCCAGCTGTACATCTTTTCTTTCCGCTGTAATTTTAGCTTCTACAGATTTTAACTCCGCTACTTTTTCATTATCAAGCCATAACTCCCCATAAGCTCCTGTTATTGTTCTGTTTCCTTTTATATTTTCCGACATTTTATCAACTCCTTTTCATTACATTGTCATTGTTAAGCTAAGTGAAGCCATAGTGTCTACAAATCTTACATCTCCAGTTAAATAAACCTCATCACCAGTAGGGTACTGTAAAATTTCTAAATCCGTCATACCGTCTGTTTCCAACCCATCTATAATGATTGCCCTTTTCTGTGCTTCAATATCAATTTCTACTTTATTGTCATAATCTCCATTCAATACATTTGGTGACATTTCTTTAAAATATACTTTCGTTATATTTGAACAAAAATTCATTTTATTATCATAATCACTGATATAATTTCCAATCCAATATTTTTTGAATGTGTCCCTTATATCATCCACAATAAAGCACATACCCTCAACAACTTTAATTTTTCTTGTATCTTTTTTCCAAGTACTGTCAAATGTAGTTTTAGAATTAACACCATAATTTACCCTAACTATATCTTCATCCATATATAAACTGAATTTACCAATTTTAGGTTCATAATCTTCAACTTCTTTCAAATCATTCATAATGTGATTATCAGCACTACGATTTAATGGCATACCTGCAATAAGCCCTGCAATAGCTGCTGTGTATTCCTGTGCTGTAAAATCTCCATAAATAGACTTATATGTTCCACCATTTGCAAGTTCTACAATAGCTACATGATCTGTTTTATTCGCATAGCTTGATACATATTTTATAGTTTTACCAATTGTACCAGTATTCCCAAATTGTTGTTTTACCCAATTTACAACTGTTTGGTCTTCTGTTTCTAATGCTTTTGGATAAGCTAACCAATTGAACTTTCGCATTTCTAAATCCTTTAATACTTTGCTTGTATCTTCTCCACTTTGTATAACTCTGATTAATATTTTAAATGCTCCATAATGCATAGCTAAATTAATATATTTAATATTATCTTTATCCCATTTTTCAGTTTCAACATCGGCTATAGTTTTAAAAGTGTACCATTTTTCAGTAGCTTTTGTATCTTGTAAAATCAAACAAACAGTACCTCTTTCACTTCTTTGAATAGCTGTCGTTGCTAATGTTTTAAATGCAATACTAATGCTTGGACTCGCATTAATTTGTCCGACTATTGCCATTTTATCACTCTCCTATTTCTTTAATTTCATTTTTAAATTTCTCATTATCTTGTAATTAAATGGAACTCCGTTTTTATCAAATAATGATAATTTTTTAAACACCTCATCACTGATCAAATCATTATTCTCATCAAATAATGATACTCTATTACCTTTTTCATCAAATAAATCTAATTTTTTTAGCAATTCATATTCCGTTACTTCAGTGTCATCATTCAATATTTCTTTTATTGTTTCAATACTATTGTCAAAAGTTCTTAAATCAGTCCCGTACACATCAAATAAATCTAAATCGAAAATGTAATGACCTAGACCATCTACCATTTTTGTATGCTCATTTTTTAAAGTTAGACATCTATCTTTAACTTTTAAAATCTTATTACCTTTAGTTTCAAACATATTATCCAACTCATCAAGCGCTTTATAAACTTCCATTGTATTATTTTCATCATTTTCAGGAATATATATAATGTCTAAGCTAATGAATATCCTCTTTTTATAATTCGCAAAAAACTCATTTTTGTAGTCAATTACTTGGATATAGTAGCACGGTCTAGTCAAAGCATTTATATTATCAATTCCAACTTCTTTATCTGTAAAATCGTATATTTTTTTGCTCAGTGCTTTTATAAAATCCATAAATTCCATTATTATTCAAACTCCGCTCTTATTGTCGAACCTATTTTATCTTTAAATACAGGCTCTAAGTTTTCTATAGTTTTTTTCAACATAAATACGCCAGGCACTACTTTATTCGAGTGTCTAACTCTATGACCGTACTCAACAAAAATGCTATATTCTACATTACTAAAAATTAACTGTTTAAAATTTCCACCATCTTCTCTGTGCCAACCCATTCTCAACTGCCCAGTATCTACAGGGGTCTGCCCTTTCACTTCTTTTATTGTTTCCTCAGCAACTTGTTTAAGTGTAGTTCCAACTTTTTGTGGAGTATCAGTAGCTAACTTTTCTAATTTTTTTGCCAGTTTTTCCCAGTCACCGCTAAGTTTCATTTTTTTCCACTTCCTCCACCGATATCTCCTGATGTTCCCAAAAATCAGTGTACTTTATAGGTTTATTAGCTTTAAATTTATATTTTATTCCGCCTTTACTTACAACCAAAATATCATTCTGCTTTATTTCTACATCATTACTAACAAATATCTTATACGAATTTTTAGAACTATTTATAACTCCAGTCTCAGTAGCTCTTAAAATTCCAGCACTCAACTGGCACTTAACATTTGTATAAACGACTTCCCAACCTTGAACTGTCAAACCAAGTTCAGTCTTTGTTTTCGTATTTCTTTTAACTTCTTCTATCACATCGGTATCAAAAAAATCTTCAAACATCACATACCACCTTTATTTTATAACTCCAAGTTTTCTAAAACGATTCAAACTTTTTCTAAATTCCATATCATCATTTAACTCGGTTACAAATTCAACTTGCCTATCTCCGCTTTTCATAGATTTTATATTTCTATTTTTATCAAAATTATATTTAAAAATATATTTTGTTATAGGAGTTATCAATTCTCTTGGGAAGTCTTCTCGGTTCATATAGTTAATACTATCTTGAACAATGCTCTCAATAGCAAATTTAGTCTTTGCTTCATTTGTTGTTACATCAGAAATAATTTTTATTTTTTCATAAATTTCATCAATTAATTCAGTCATTTCTATTACCTCTTAAAAATAGAAAAAGTATGGCATTAAACCATACTTTTTTACTACGCTTCAATTGCAACCAAACCTTTTGCCTTATTATTCAACACAAAACAGTCATAATAAAATCTACCTAAAAATAAAGTCCCTGAATAATTTTCAGAATCCGTAACCACTCTGTATTCAGCCAATTTCACTGGAGCTACTGTCGCTGAATTATGTCCGACTAAACAAGCATATTTTTTAGTAGTTGCTGGTGTTCCAGTTTTAGCTTCCATCCATTTTTTAGTAACTCTTACGATTGGCACTCCGTCAACCATTCCTACCAATCCATTTATTGCTATATTTTGTCCGATATCTGAGGCTTTAATAAAGTTGTCATCTTTTTTTAGTTTTGTTAAAAACTCAGGTGTAACATAAGCAATTCTGTTTTGCGGCACATCCTCATCATTTAATTTTTCTTGTGCTTCCAAGAATTTAGCATAAGCATTGTTAGCTGTAAGCCCTGTCACTGTCTGTAAATTTGTATCACAAGATTTAAGAATTGTCTCAAATCTATATTTTTCAATTTCAGGAATTACTCTTTCTCTCAATTGTCTTGCCAACACTTCTCCAGCTTTAATTTTTGTCTCATCTTCGTCCATTTTATCCAAAAGCATTTTAAAAGCTCTATCTTTTGTTAATGTCAATTCTTGGATTGAATTTTGCAAAATATCTGCATTTCCATAACCTGTATTTCTGTTATAGTCCCTATTATCAACTGTATTAATCGAAGTTACTTTTACAGTTTTAGCACCTACAAAGCTATAATCATTATTTACTATTTTCTGTGATACTGCTTCACTTGTAAATCTTTCATCAATTTTATCTGCAAATAATTCAGTATAAATCATTGCCATATTTTATCATCTCCTTTAAATTAAAAAGAACTAAAAGCCTTATCGAATGCTTCAAGTCCTATATCCTTTTTATCTTTTTCTCCTTCACTTCCACCATTTAAAGAGTTTGGTGTTCCTCCGCTTTGTGTTTTAAGATAGCTCGATAAATTCTCAGAAAAAGATTTCACACTATCTTCAATCTCTTCTTGAGTATTTCCGGTAATGCTGCCTAAAAAACTATCAGGGATTTTGTATTTCCCTAATATAGCCTTTTTCATCTCATTAGTTTTCAATGTTGCAAGTTCCGTATTTGAAGTATCAAGTTGTTTTTGAAGTTCAGCAAGGCTCTTATTATACTTCTCTTCTGCAGTAAGATTAGCATTATTGATTCTTGTTTCATAATCTTCAATCGTTTCACCGTGCTTTCTCTCCAATTCTTTTTTCTCACTTTCAAACTTTTTTCTCTCTCTTGCAATTCTTTCTTTAATCATTTCATCTACTTGTTCCTGTGTAAATGTGATTTCTGACATAACTGTCCCTCCCATTTAAAGTCTGTCGACTATTATTTTCTACCTAGATGTTTAGTGTCCCTCAGTACGACAAATATAAAAAAGAGCAGTCGTTAAACTACTCTTTTGATTTTTT